ATTCATTAAACGCAACAGTTCAAAGGGCAGAATCAGAAAGACGTTTAGCGCTTTTATCTCAAGGTTTTGACGATTTAACATCGGTAACTAATGCGGCAACAGCAGCCTCTCAGAAATTTGGTTTAAGTCAAACACAAGCTAATAAAGAATTTGCACAAATTTATGCACGTTTAAGACCAATTGGATTAGGCCTCGAAGATATAACAACTGTTTATGAAGGATTTAACACGGCTGCAAAGTTAAGCGGCACATCCTCAACTGAAGCATCTGGGGCGTTTTTGCAGTTAAGTCAGGCTTTAGGTACTGGCGTTTTACGTGGTGAAGAATTTAACAGCATTTTTGAACAAACCCCTGCAATTATTCAGGCAATAGCAAAAGAAATGAACAAACCCGTAGCTGAAATGCGGGAGTTAGCGAAACAAGGAAAAATAACGATTGATTTTATTTTGCCAGCGTTGGAAAGACTGCGAACTGAAGGGGCTGAAAAATTAGCGGAAGCGATGAAAGGGCCGGAACAACAATTTAGAAATTTAAAAATAGCAACTGAAGAATTACAAATTGCAGCGGTAGAAGATAATTTGACAACTATTACTGATGGTGTAATTGCATTAACTGGCGCTGTAAAACTTTTAAATAAGGCAATAAAAAGCAATGAATTTAAAGGGTTTATGGATTTTTTACGTTTTGGAGGTGATGGAAACCCATTTGATAATGAAGAATTAATGACAGAACTAGAAAAAAATAGAACTAGGTATCAATCACAAAATATGGATTTAAGTAATACGGAAGCGGGAACAATTGGAAGACGGTTTAGACCCAAAGATATTGAAAAAGCTACTGATTCATTAAAAAAATTAAATGATGAATGGAAGAAAGGTGCTCAAGACGGTTTAAAAAAATATAGCGATGGTTTGAAAGATATATCAACAAGGGTTGCAACAATGGTGGGGAATGCTTTTCAAAAAATGGAAGATGCCTTATTGAACTTTGTTACAACGGGAAAGCTAGAAATCAAATCATTAGTTCAGTCAATTATTTCTGATTTGGCAAGGTTGGCGATACAGCAAACAATAATGAAACCTTTAACAGATGCGTTAAAAAGTTCTTTGCCTAGTTTGTTTGGCGCTCCAACAGGGCCAGCAAAAGCTAACGGCGGTATTGTTTCAAGTCCTCAACGAGTTTTATTAGGTGAAGCGGGTGAATCTGAGCTAGTTATTCCAGAATCAAAAATGGATAATGCTATGCGTAGATATGCAAAAGGGGCAAGAGGTTCAAGCATTCTTGAGGGCGGTGATTCTCCAGAAAGTGAAAGCGGTCACCTTGTAGGAGCTGGCGCAATAGATGTCCGTTTTGACGTTCAACGTATTAACGCCGTTGACTATGTAACCGCTCAACAGTTTGAACAGGGTATTAGATCAGCAACAGAACAAGGCGCTAGAAAAGGTGAACAAATGACTTTGCGTAGGCTTCAAACAAGTCCTACAGCGCGTAAAAGAATAGGGGTTTAATTATGGAAATAGCAGTTGGTAATTTCTTACTTTTAAATGGGACACAATATAAGTTTCAGAACTTTTTTATTAACGAAACTATTACATACGAAAGTAACGATTACTCTTTTGCACCCTTTGGATTTTCTGGGGTAAGTGTTAATAGAAATGGTGACGGGACAGAGTGTTCTATTGTTTTCCCTAATAACTCATTAACTAGGAATTGGGCTGATGAATCTATAAAAAACAAATGGTTATGCAATATAAAAGTTATGATTTTAGACCCTACTGACAATACATCTTTTAATCCTATGCACACTTATCATGGTCGAATTATGGGCGGTCAATGGGACGAAATTAGTGTTACTTTATCTGTTGGCACTATTCTTGATTCTGTGGGCAGCGATGTACCTCAAAGACGGCTAGACAAATCGTTAGTCGGTGACTTGCCAACAAGTAGCGGTGTCAGATTGCAGTGATTTAATTGGTCTTAATTTTCGCCGTGGAGCTGATGGCTCTAATGGTGAAATAGATTGCATACATCTTTGTTATACGGTTTTAAAGAGATTAGATATTGAGACACCCCCATTTGATACGTCTTGGTATGAAGCAAGTAAATTAACTATTTTTCGTGATCTTTATTTATGGGGGGTAAGAATTGATAAGCCTGCGTATGATGGAGATATAATTTTGATCCCTGCTAAGGGGTGGACGTTCGCGGTTTCATGGCAAAAAGGGATTCTCTATTGCAACCAATTTACGGGAAAAGTGAATTGGAGTTTGGCGCAAAGCTTCAAAAAACTATATTGCTTCCGTTCGAGAAAGATTTAATACGCCTTATTGGATGTACTGAGGATGAATACAGAAAATTAGTATTAGAGGGAATTAAAAGAGCAAAAACAAGACCCGCTGAATATAAATTAATTCCTGATATTAAAAATGAAATTACAACAGCAGCATTTTTTACAAACCTAGCAATAAGCCTTGTTTTAACTGGTATATCAATGCTATTGGCTCCAAAGCCAAAGAAACCGCAAGCAATAGATCAAAGAACTTTAGATTCAATATTAGGAGGCACAAGATTTTTACCGACTAGAGGTTTTGAATCTCAGGCAGAGTTGGCGACCTTTGCGCAAGCTATCCCTATTATTTTTGGGAAATACACAGGTACAAGCGGCGGGATGTTAGTAGCCCCCCCTCTTGTTTGGTCGCGAATGTTTTCTCATGGATTGCAACAAGGCGTGAAATTAATGTTTGCAGTTGGTGAGGCTGGAAAAGGTGAACTAATAAGACCAGAACTTGAGGGTATTTTTATCGGATCAGGTGCGTTAGATGCAATCTTTGAAGATACTTTTGCGTTTTACTGGAAAGGTCAAAGTGTCAATAATAACTCAAGAATAAAAGCTTCTGATTTGCAATATGGATCAAGGGGAAGTGAAACGGCTGGTGATCCTGAAAACAATAATGATGTCTTTGCTTGTCCGACTCGCGATAGTTTGGAAGACAAAGCGTTTTGTTCTGCCCGTAGCCTTACAAATAACGCAGAATTTGGCGTTTATTCTCCTATTGTTAACGGAACACCTTACAGAGTTAATTGGCGCGTAATTTCAATACCTAGTGATGATGATCCACAAAATACATTAAAAAAAGAACGGGTAAAAATTGCAGGCGACAAAGGTGGAACTGTTTTATTTGAAGATATAAAGGAATTAGGAATGGAAGGGATAGGCCGAAATTATTCAAGTCGTATGGGAATTACAAGAGTTAATACAACAACACTTCCAGAAAACGGCACAAGATTTTCAGAGGTCGATATTGCTAAAGGTCAAACGGTAGATTTCACAATAAAGTCAGGTTCAATTGATGAGGTTTACGGCGATAACGTAACGGTTGATGATATTAATTCGGAACTAGATCAAAGAAGAATTAGCGCTGATGATGCTTTGCAGTTAGGCGAAATATTCCAAATAGGAAAAACAACTTTTAAAGTTAAAACAAGATCTTTAACTCAATGGAAACCAACAGGAAACGATCAGGTTATTAAGCTTGAATGTATAGAAGTAGATACAGGAACATTTGGGGCAAAGGTCGGTTTAGTTAATGCTGATTTATTAGGGCGTAGTTTTTATATTGCAGATATTGACGGCCCTGATCCTACAGATGACGGATATATACCAAATACAGATTTTTATCCTTTACAAAGATCTTCAACAGGAATTGTTAGAAATCAACGCCCTTGTGATGTAACAGAAATTGGTTTGCGTTCAAGTGTATTTCAACGTTTAACAGGTCTTTGTAATTTTCAAAGCATCCCAACCCCTGAACAATTAAAAACATTTGATAGCGATAAGGTTCAATTAACAAACGGAACAATAACAACGTTTTTAAAACGTGCTTCAGTTTTTTCTATATTTTTCCGTGAAGTTGACACCTCAGTTTGGAATTTAGTTAACGGTACTGATAGCACTTTTGGAAGTTTATTTTGCGTAATTGGTAGCAACCCAACGGAACAATATAACTCAATTCGATTTACTCACCCTGCTTTAAAAGCTTATGAATTTAAGTTTGTCCCCAGAACTGCAAGCTTTATAACAAAGCTATTACCAACAACTAGAGTCGTAAGGTTAAGTTCATCAAAAGATCAAATTTCAGGAACCGTACCCGGTGGTTTTGTTATTACTTTAAAAGGCGAAAAATTAACCGTAGCTGATATTTTAAGAAACGACGAATTAACAAATAAGCCAAGTTCTAACCCTTCAACAATTATCAGAAGCTATCCGTCATCTGTTCAAATTCAAAGTTATCAGCCGGAAGACGTAGAACAAACAACAATAACAAGCCTGTTTTATCAAGGTCTTTTTTCATCGCCTACAGGTTCACCCGATGGAATGAGAGATAGCTTTTGTTTTGAGGCTTTTGGTAATGCTGATAGTTCAGGAACACCAATTGGCGGTACTAAATTTGTTACGGTTCAAGAAACATTGCCCGGTAATGAGTTTGTAAAAATTCGGTATCACGCGCGGCGTATTGAATTGCCCTTTGGTTGGAAAAATCCAGAAACAAATTTTGACGTAAGGGACGGATCGGCGGCGCATGGTGGAATATTTAACCCTTACTTTGTGACTGAACATAAGTTTGGAAATATTAGCGGTTGGTCTTTGTATTGGAAAAATTGGGATTCATCGCAACCAACAAATCCAAATGTAGGTTCAACAGGCGCAGGTAATTTTTATACTATTTATCAATCAAGTCCTGAATTAGTTGTTTTTGAAATTGGTAACTATAGATATACAGTCGATACAAATGGGCCACAACCTGATAACAGTCAACAGCCCGGTAATGGTTTTACTTATTGGGGCATTACAAGACAAGAGAAAGTAACTCATTACGCGGCTAGTTCTGTTAATAGCTCTTGGACTATTGATGATTATCAAGTTATAGATAGTTCAAAAGGAAGTTGGGCGTTAGGTAGCACAATTTCAGTATCAAGAACGATCACAGGAAGTAATCCTTTCAAAATGGTTCCCGGCGTATCAGGTGGTTTAACAAGTTCAGGTATAAGCTTGACTGTTAATGGAATTGAATCAAGTGACAGAACAAAATCTATAATTCAAGGTTGGTATTATGAAGTTTTCGGAAACCCAGAATCTTATTCAGCCGGAACAGTAAGAGAAGTAACTAAAACAATTTCAAACCCTAAAAATATACAAGTTAAATTAAGCGCGACGGTAATGGATGATAACGACCTTGAATGGGATAACCAAGGTTATGATTCATCTCTTGATGAATGGGGGTATAAAAATTTTACTATTGAAGTTTTGCAAAATTCTAATACGGCGACGAATTGGGAAGTAGGGGAAGAGTTTTTTATTACTGAATCTGGAGGCGGTGCGGGCTGGACACCTTATGAATCATTAGGCGCAAAATTTAGGGTGATGGGTATAGGGTCAACAAGTTCAGGCGGTGTTTATTCAGCCGATAGAGAATTTGAAAATTTAACGCAAATATCAGATATAAGCTTTTATGGAAATTTAATAGAAAAATCAAATCAAAATGAGCCTGAACATTCCATCGTATATGTAAATGAAACTGTAAGTAATCCAACTGTTCCAACATACAAAAATATGGCAACGGCGGGTTTAGCTCTTAAGGCATCAAGGCGGTTTACCTCTTTAGATCAAGTGCGTGTATGGTTATCAGAAGGTATCAAAGTTAAATTAAATCACCCTGACGATTCAGGAAATGGAGCTAGTAACTTATTTACTGATCTAGTTTATTATTTGTTGACTGATACGACGGCGGGAGCTGGAAAGCTGCTCGGTTCAACTGATGATCTAATTAATACAACTGATTTAGAAAATACATCAAAATTCCTCAGAAGAAACTCTTTATTCTTTGATGGTGCAATTGATCAACCTGTAAATATCCGTCAATACATTGCAGAAAACGCACCTAATTTTCTTTGCAGTTTTGTTTTATCTGACGGGCAATTATCTTTAAAGCCTGCGTTACCTGTTACACCCGGCGGGGATATATCAACAGGCGCGGTTACTGTTAAACAGATTTTTACTAGCGGTAATATTATTGAAAATACATTTGAATTAAATTATTTAGGCGCGGAAGAAAGAGAGTCGTTTAAAG